TATCTGCTTCTGATGGTGGTCTCTCCAACCCAACAAACGCATATTTTGGTATGGACAGTTCGCGAACAGCCGCATCTACAAGGTCAGATCGCAGTGTTGCAGATTTCCATCGTCGTCTATATGGCGACTACGGGGCTGGCGGAACTGCGGCTACCACCGCAGGTGTTGATGATTTCGCATATGTATTCTCACTTGATGATGTAGTGGCACTTAGCTCTACAAAATATTATTATCAATCTGGCTCAAGAGTACTCGGGACCTCGGCAACTAGTGGCAGCTATGTAAACTTACTAAATGCTGGTTATGATAGATTTACTGCCCCGTTCTTTGGAGGTTTTGACGGATTTGATATTACAAAACCAGATCCGGTCTATAATGGAGCAATGGGAGCTAGCTCTACTGAGGCCAATAGCTATGTTTATCATACATGGAAGCGTGCAATCGATACGGTGTCAGATCCGGAACAGGTTGACATGAATCTTTTAGCGGCCCCAGGTCTTACCTTGGCCGGCCTTACGACACACATGGTTAATACATGTGAAGATAGAGCAGACGCGTTAGCAGTTATTGATCTTCCAGATGTATATACGCCTGCTCATGAGGGATATAAGAGTTCAAAGGATGCTAGAATCACCACGACGCCAACATTGGCGGCAAATGCTTTGCGCGATAGAAGAATTGATTCGAGTTATGGATGTACATTCTATCCATGGGTGCAGACTTCTGATGCTTCTGGACGATTGCTGTGGATTCCACCTTCTGTTGCAATGCTTGGCGTTTTGGCAAGCTCCGAAAGAGCATCTGATATTTGGTTTGCTCCAGCAGGATTTAACCGAGGCGGCCTTAGTGAAGGGGCCGCGGGCATTCCAGTTACCGCAGTAACAGAACGGCTAATTTCTAAAGATCGCGATGTTCTTTATGAAGCTCGAATTAATCCAATTGCCTCTTTCCCCTCTAGTGGTATCGTGGTATTTGGACAAAAAACCCTCCAAGAGCGCCCGTCTGCGCTTGATAGAATTAATGTAAGGAGACTTGTTATCTATCTTAAGAAGCAGATTTCTATTCTTTCTACTCAAATACTGTTTGAACAAAATGTTCAAGCAACATGGACAAGGTTTAAAGGTCTTGTAGAGCCATTCTTAGCAAATGTCTTAACAGGGTTTGGTATTACAGACTATAGGTTAATCTTAGACGAGAGCACAACAACTCCCGACTTAATTGATCAAAATGTTATGTATGCAAAAATTATGATTAAACCAGCGAGAGCAATTGAATACATCGCGATTGACTTTGTAATCGCATCCACAGGAGCATCGTTTGATGATTAAAAGGAGGAGATTTTTCCTCGATACACTAATTAAGTTTAGATAGGAGCTACACATTATGGCGTTTTGGGCAAAAAACTTTGGTGAAGATACAACTTTAAAAGATCCAAAGAGAAATTTTAGATTTATAGTTGAATTTTCAAATTTGAGGTCGAGTGACGGCCCATTGCTTTGGTTTGCCAAAACAGCAGCCAAACCATCATTTGCAATTGCAGCAGCAGAACACAAATATTTAAACCACACTTTTTATTATCCTGGTTCCGTAACCTGGAACACGATTTCCATAAGCTTGGTAGATCCAGTGGTCCCAGATGTAGCAGCCACAGTAGCTGACTTTATAGTTCAAGGCGGTTATACACCTCCTTCGACTCCCAATTCGCTTACCACAATGTCTAAGGCCAAGGCCGCGGGCTCTATGGGTATCGTAACGGTTAAGCAACTAGACGCAGACGGCATGATACTTGAAGAATGGACCCTTTGGAATTCCTGGATCACAGATGTTAAGTTTGGTGACACTCTTGAATATGGTAACGATGAATTATCGACAGTTGATATAGAGCTTAAGTATGATTGGGCGCGCCTAGAGACCAAGACTGCCGGCTCTGTGGGTCCAAACATGGGCGCTTCGACATTCTTCGATACGCGCGCATCATAATAGACAAAATACGATAAAGAGGTGAAATTTGTCAAGAAATAGAGATCGCGTGGGAGGCACGCAGCACCAAGATGCTTCGCCCCCACCGCAACAAGTGGCACAAAGCCAACACGAAAATATAGAGCAATTTGCGTTTGTAGTACCTACTGAATTTGTGGAACTACCATCACAAGGAAGGTTTTATCCAGAAGGACACCCTCTTTGTGGCGTTGATACCATTGAAATTCGTCACATGACAGCAAAAGAAGAAGATATGCTGACTTCTAGAACACTCCTTAAAAAAGGTATTGCATTAGACCGTGTAATTCGAAGTTTAATTATAGATAAATCAATTAATCCTGATACTCTATTAGTTGGCGATAGAAATGCAATAATTATCGCTACAAGATCAGCCGGATATGGCAATGATTATGATACAAAAGTAACTTGTCCTGCTTGCGGAACAGTTCAGCAATATAGTTTCGATCTCAATGCCGCAGAAATATATAATGGCGGCCCTGCAGCTAATATGGAAGTTACAGACAATGAAAATGGAACATTTGATGTAGTATTGCCAAAAACAGAAATTACAGTAACATTTAGATTACTTACTGGCGCCGATGAAAAACGCTTTCTTGATGGTTTGGAAATAGACCGTAAACAAAAACAAGATCGCAATGTAACAAGACAATTAAGAAACATTATTGTAGCTGTCAACAACAACGATTCTTCAGAGGCAATATCATATTTAGTTAATAATATTCCATCGATAGATTCTAGATATTTAAGATCGGCTTATCGGCTATCAACCCCCGACATTGATTTAACGCAAAATTTTATTTGTGAAGAGTGCAACCACGAAGTCGACTTGGAGGTTCCGCTTTCCGCGGACTTTTTTTGGCCTGACCGATGAATACATGCAAAATGTATATGAGCAGTTTTTTTATTTAAAATACTCGGGTGGCTGGTCATTTTCAGAAGCTTATAATTTACCCATTGGATTGCGCGAATGGTTTGTTGAAAGATTATCTAAGCAGCTCCAAATGGAGAATGACGCGACGAAAGAGAGCCGTAATTCCTCCTCATCCGGTCAATCACAAACCTTGACGCCGCTTAATCAGCCCACACCTCCCCCAGGTTTCGAATCGCCCGATAAAGGATAGCTATAGCTATCCTTTTTTTTTATAAAACTATTTAACTATAGAAGCTTAATAAGGATTGTACAATGGCTGATACTATTACCCCTGAACTTCTTGATAGACTTAAGGCTTTGGGCGCTGCTGGAAGAGAAACAGCCGACCGACTTGATGAATTAAGCCAAAAACAACTTGAATACGTTGAAGCGCAAATGGCGGGACAGGCCGATTGGGAAGATGCCATTTCAGCGGCTAGCGAGCGCCTTAGAGACCAGCTTAAGGACTTAGAAAAGACAAGACGAGAGCTAGTAGCCATCAACAAGGAAGGCCTGAGTCGGGTTGAATTGGTCGAACATCAAACAAAACTTGATGAAAATTTACTTGAGCTAGCGGAAGCCAAAACACGCGCAGGCAAAACCCTAACTGAAGAAGAAAAAAAGCGCCTTGCTGAACTGAAAAAAATTGAAAAGACCCAAAGAAGTATTCTTGAAGTCTTGAAGGGGCAATATAAAGCTTCTTCTAACCTATCAAAGGGTTTTCAAATAACCGCGGACCTCAGCAAAAATACTCTTTTTAATATGGATAGTATGGAAGAGGCGCTTAAAAATATGGGCGAGAGCAAGGGCATGGGCTTGTTGGCGGGCGCCGCCGGCATTCTTGAGGGCGCATTTAAGCAGGTTATGGATACGATGATTAGCACAGTCTTCGCATTAGAAACCATGGAGTCTGGATTTAGAAAAACCACCGGCGCCTCTGCGGCATTTGCGAGCGAAGTTACAGATGTATATGAAGCAACTCGTGACTTGAACGTTACAGCCAAGGCCGCCGCCGGCGGTTACGAGGAACTCCGGGCCACTTATACCGACTTTACATTCCAATCGAAGGGCCAGCGCGAAGAGATAGGCAAAACGATTTCAATGCTTGAACAGCACGGTGTTCGTGCACAAGACGCTGCCCAGGGCATGCAAATAGCAACGAAATCATTTGGGATGAGCGGTACCGCAGCAGGAAAGAATGCGATGGAGTTAAATGCTTTAGCTAAAGAGATTGGAGTAGCACCCGCAGAGATCGCCGGCCAATTTGCTAATTTGGGAGGCCAATTGTCCAAGTTAGGTTCTGATGGAGTCCGCGCATTTAAAGGCTTAGCAAGGGTTTCTAAGATCACTGGTATGGAGATGGGAAAACTTATTGCCCTGACAGAAAAATTTGATACTTTTGAAAGTGCTGCTGAGATGGCTGGTAATCTTAACGCAGCACTCGGTGGCAACTTTGTAAATGCGATGGATATGATGATGGAAACTGATCCTGTTGAGAGATTTGAAACATTAAGAAATACTCTTTTAGATACAGGTTTAAGTTTCGATAATATGTCTTATTATCAAAGAAAGTTTTATACTCAATCTTTAGGATTAAGCGATGTAGGCGATCTAGCCCAAATGATGTCGGGTAATTATAATTCCTTGGATGATAGTATAGGTAAAGTTTCGGCAGATTATGAAGAGCAAGCAGAACTAGCTAAAGATATGCTAGATGTTACAACAGAACTAAAGATGGCATTGATTAAGCTTGTAGATGTTATGAAGCCCTGGATCGCAAAGATTCGCGATATAACTACTGCACTTACTGAATTTCTTGAGGGCCCCGCAGGTCAGGTTCTGCTATGGGTTGGAGGTATTTTATTTGCCATTAAGGGCCTGACTCTGATAATCACGGGCTTTGCAACAGTATTATCGCCCATTGCCGGCATTCTCGGTCTCACAGGGACTGCGGCCGCCGGCGCGACAGCACCGCTGACCGGCATGGTTGGGGCCATGAATACAGCATCCCTCGGTACCGTTGCGTTTGGACTTGCCATGCTCCTTGTCGGCGCCGGCGTCGGCGCCGCCGCCCTCGGAATAGCACAAATTGTTAAAGCCTTTTCGGGCCTTGGAGACGCTGCGTGGCCTGCCGCCGCCGCAGTCGCTTTCTTCGGTGCTGCGTTTGTGGCGACAGTGTGGCTGATGTCCTCGGCAAGCGTAGCCGCCCTCACCGCCGCTATAGCCGTTGGGGGATTGGCGACAGCCGTCTTTCAGCTTGGGTTAGCTTTGGCAGGGGTAGCGCTCGTGTGGGGAGGTCTGAGCATGGCTTTTGATTGGCTGCGCGGCAAAAAAGACGAAACAGCCAAGTTTGATGCCATAAATAGTGCTGCAGACAAGATGGCTGAAAAAAAGGAAGCCATGGCCAGCATAGCGGTTTCTTTTGAAACAATTGCTAAGGCCATGGCAGAGGGTGCACAACACGCATGGAAATGGTCTAATATGTTTTCAGCCATCACAGGGATGCATGCGGTATTCGGCCAGGAGACTACGGCTATTGCAATTGGTGCCAATGCAGTTGCTACTGCGGGACAATCAAGTCCCACCGAACGCGCACCAGCGGGAGCACCAGCAGGTGCCGGCGCCGCAGGAGCAGGTGCCCCAGCAGCCGCAGCGGCATCTCAAACATATAATTTAGAAATTCCTATATATATTGGGAGTGAAGAAATAGATAAGAAAGTAATTAGAATTGTAGATGGACGCATTGATCAGAAAACTCAGGAAGCCCTGGGACTTGGATTCTGCGCCCCCTCCCCCGGGTAGATAATAACATAGGAGAAAAATAATGACCGCTAAATGGAATTACCTGCGATCCCCAACCGGTAATACGGAGGAGGATGCCGCCTTGCGCAGCGGTGGAGATCGTGAGAACTGGACGCCAGCGAATGAAGCTAGACAAAGACTAGAAGAGAACCCACTCTTTACGCCTCCTGATGGTAGTACTAATCTTAAACAATCAGGCCAAGCAGTTTCGTTTTATCACGAGAGCAGCGGAAATTTTGTACGATTTAAGGCCTTTATTATGGCTTTTAATGAGTCGTTTATGAGTGATTGGTCGTCTGAAGCAGTATATGGGCGAATGGATCCCATTATGATGTTTAAGAACACCACAAGAAAAGTTACACTGGCTTTTAAGATACCGGCATTTTCTGCTGAAGATGCAATGGATAATCTAGCTGATGTTCAAAAATTAATTAGTTTTTTATATCCAAATTATGAAGATCAGTTTCTCAGCCCTGAAAATTTAGGAGCCCCCTATGCACAAAATATTTCAAATTCGCCATTAGTACGGTTGCGAGTAGTTAATTTTCTTTCGAAGGCGGCAGGCATGAATAAAGACCAAGCCCACGCTAGGCAAGGAACTTTAGGTGCTATTAGTAATCTTGTTGTAAACTATAACTTAGACGCGGCCGAAGGAGTAATAGAAGACAAAGACCTGGGGATCCTCCCCAGATTGATTGATGTTAATATGGACTTTTCAGTGCTTCATGAAAGGCCTCTTGGTTGGAATAGTAATGATGAGTTCATGGCACCATCATGGCCGTATAATATGACTGACGCCGGCGCCGGCATCGCTGAAAAACGTTCGAACGCTGCAGCAGCCACCGCCTACGAGGCAGCAATACTGAACGAGGTAGAAGAAGAATGGGCCCAGGATGAGCAGCTGCCTGAGTCAGCCCAGGACGCCCCCGGGGACGGCGCCGCGGCCGCAGAAGCCATCAATGACGCCGATCAACCCGGCAGCGCGCGCCCATCGGACGCAATTGTCAGTCTGGCCGAGGCAGCGGCCGGCGGCGGTGGGCTGGCTGAACCAGGGCCATACGTAAACATCGTAGATGCTCCCGAACTTAGTCGTGGGCAACTCCGTCGCCAAGCCCGACAATCGAGACGGATCCGCAAATCCGTCGCGGAAGAGCGTGGAACCCGCGTGGGAACAGACGGGGTTACTTCCCAACGGCAATATGACTACTCCGGCGGCCCCGGCCTCGAACCCGTATAGAGAATAATTATGAGCACAAGATATACAAAAACGCGCACATTAGGTAATGATAGTGAATATTATGAGCCTCTTCGAAAGTCACGAAAGGTCAAGAAAATAATACATTATGAAACCCCTGTCCTTCACCACCCAACACCCGCACAACGCCAGAGCGTGCGGTCTACAGCGCATATTTGGAAGTACGGAGACAGACTATATAATTTATCTTATCAATATTACGGAGATTCTTCATATTGGTGGGCGATTGCATGGTACAATGGATACCCCACTGAGGCACACATATATACTGGCGCCACTATTTTTATTCCCTTAGTCCTCGAAAATTTATTGAGCGCGCTAAACATATAGAAAAAAATTATGGCCAAGACTGAATTAATACAAGCATTGACAAGAATAGCCGAGGGCACATCTGCCCCCATAACTCTGACCCTTGATGCAGAGATAATAGCTGCAGGCCTTGGTTCAGATGGCCGCGGCGGATTCGGCATTGGCACCGCCCTAGATGACAATAATCCAGCACAAAAATTGTGGATCCACTATTATCGATTTTTAAAAGCTTTTGGAGCCGCCCTTGAAGAACGCCATAAAAGGGGAACTAGCGCGGCCGCCGAGCAAGGCTCCGAAGATACTCCTATTCGGAATTCAGGATGGAAACAGCTGTGGATGGAGTGCTATAAAGGCGGCGGTGTCCCGAAATCTCCATACAAAGAATCATTTGCAAAGCAGATTAGCGATTCAAAAGGCGCCCTTCCTTCTTATGCTGCTTACGTGGCCCGGATCTGCTCACAGCAATACGATTCAGTTGGCCTCACAGGCCGCGACGAGGTGCCCAATAGAAAACAACAACTTTTTGGCACTGATGTGCGCCAAGCTCGCTTTCTGGACAACGCTTCTGTGAACGACATGGCATATAAGCCCGTCTCTGACCGGTCCAGATGGGAGAACGAAGGCGGGCCTATGTGGACAGCTAATGGATTTATGGACGCCCTAAAGCTAACTTTAGATTTAGCCGACGCTAAGTCTGACGCTTTTATAAAATCATTTTATGGAGATAATAGGCCCGGCGATCAAGGTGTCGTGATCCCGGTGGATTATTATGCGCTCCCCTCAACCGCGATAGGCATGCCGGGCCCCGGAAGAGTACCCATCTCCCGACATGCTGGAAAAACAGCATATCAGCTTGCCGATGAAATGTATCAAAAGATGATTGCATTTATGGCAAATTACATTTTGGTAAGTTGTCACGATACAGATATGCACAGAGGTGATCTCTCGCGCATCGCGGAGCGGGCTGATGAAATCAGAGCGGCGCAAGCTCAGGCAAGTAGAGACGCTGAAGCTTTGACTGCGTTGGTAGTAGGCGAATATCAAACAGCACCCTATCGAGAGCAATGCTATCTTCTTTCGCGCATATTTGAATTAACAGACTATAAAAGAGCAAATATCGATGGTACGATTGGGAAACGTCTTCCTTATGCACCGCAAAGTGAAAGGCGGTTTTCAGAATGGGAACCTGATGCCGGCGATCAGGATCCAATTTTGGGATATGATGGAAATGCGCACATTGCCTTAGACGGCCCGCCTTTTGGATTTTTAAACTTACTCACTCAAAATCCTAAACTACGAAATCTTTGGGGGATCTCCCCGGCCCAACTATCTGCTTTGCAGCCCATGATAAGACTTTTTAAGCTTCAAACACATGAAGATGAAGACGGAAACGAATCTCTGACTGAGCAAGAGTTTAATTTTAACTCGTATATAACAGATTTTAGCCCACTTCAACGAGTGGCCCCATTAACACCTTTAAAATCAGATATAGAACTTTTTCAAACTAGAGAAAAACGCGGCGTTGGCGCTGGTATACAAAGTTTTAACTTTACATACGATGGCCATAATCCATTTGCAGCCAAAAAAAGCATTAAAGCGGAATTAAAAATATTTGCTAATGATTTTGAAGAACTTTTAAGAGATCGAGGAGGATATCGTTATATTGATTTAGCACTTAAAACTGGAAACACCATGAAAGATACCGCCCTTAGACAGGCTATTGAAGGAGAGTGTCTTCCTGATGATGAGACAAACAATCTTATGGATCCTAATAATATAGCGGCCTATGAAGACGAATTAAGTAAACTTCGATTTAGGCTTAAAGCCGTTGTTGGGTGGGCCCCACCCGCCTCGGGAATGACAAGTGTATTTTTCCACCAGAAACGCTGGAAAAGTTTAAACACATCTGATGATTTAGATTATTTTGATTTGATTGATAACCCGCAAGCAGAGCAACCGGGTATCAAAGAAGCGATTGATGTATCGTATGTAACATTAAATTTAACTCCTACGATTCATAATTTTGAAATTGATGACCAGGGTCGAGTAACTCTTACAATAAATTATTTAGCCTATGTGGAAGATTTTTTTGATTCACCTAGTTTTAATATTTTTACTGATATAGAACTTGCCGAACGCGCCGTTATGCGAAAACTTCAATTTCAAAAGATACGTAGTGTTTGTGAAGACGAAAAAGTTGAAGAGTTTAAAGAAAAGGAGGGTGAATCAATTAAAAAAGACAAACTCAAAAGTCTACAAACAATATTACAAAAATTATATGACAATAAAATGATCCATTTTGCAAGAATGTCGTATGATCAATTAACAACTTGGCGGCGCCGCGGCCCATACGCCCCAGGCAACATGTCGAGTGTGTGGAATCCCTCCACGGAGGAAACCATCCGACATCGGCGCCAGATGCGCAACGCGATCACCCGGCGCTCCAACGGCACAAATTTGTCAGAGGAAGGGGCCGATGCCCAGGCTCGATATTTGACGCACGTAGCCAATAACATGGATAACACAGATCTCCCATTTTTTTATGTTGGAGACCTTGTTGATATTATTTTAGATGGAATCTCCGAATACCTATCCCAGATGCCTGATCAGCTTTCATCTATTGACGAAGCCCGGCTACCTACATTTATTACCGACTGTGATATACAGTTTGAGGTACACAAGCTTAGAAAATTCGCAGATCAATTTAAACAATTTAGAGCAGTATTGGGCCCACTTGAAATTATTAATCCAGCAAACGCTGCGCAGTCAAAAGAAATTAACTTTGCATTAATTCCAATTTCAGTAAAATATTTTATGGAATGGCTAACAGATCAGCTATTAAAGAAAGAACAAACTGTATATACGCTCCCTAACTTTTTAAACGATTTTTTTAATTTGCTTGTTCGTAATTTTTTGAACGATGATACTTGTTTTAAATATCCTATTAAACAAAAGATAAGGAACACTCAGACAGTTTTGAGCGATTATAATACAATGGGGTGCGATACTCTTACTGCTAATTATATCCATATGTATGAAGCTCGCATGGCTCTCCAGAAAGCGCACCCCAAAGAGACGTTTGCGGAATATGTACCGCTCCATATTTCAAAAGAAACTTTTCCTTCACCTATCCGGCCAGTATTAAATATCTCAGGACCAGCACCCGGGAGGCCAACGTCATTGAAACCCGAAGATAATTATAATTATTTAGTATATCATGCCGGCAGAGTGCAGCCCCGAGAACATATGAATGGTGAGTTTATGGAAGATACTGAAAATGGTATTTTTCATTTCCAAACAGGGCTTTCACACGGAATGGTTAAAACCATAGGACTTACGAAAACTACATCGCCAGGATTACCAGAGGTTAGATTCGAACAAGATGGCTATGATGGATTGCGCCAACTTCGTGAGACATTTGATGCAGAGATTGTTACATATGCTCTTCCTCAAATGTTTCCGGGATGTTATATTTACATAGACCCCCGAGGATGGACACCTGGAAATACAAGATATTTTTCTGATGGCAATAAAACATATGATATAACTGAATTTGGAATTGGTGGTTATTATATGGTGATACGTTCTACAACCCAATTTGGAATAGGACAAGCAGAAACAAGCATTACCGCTAAATGGGTTGCGAGTTTAGAACAAGCGGATGATGCAAGTAGGGTTAGCGGCGATGGCTCTACTGCGGGAGGAGCCGCGGGAGACATAGAAGGCGCATCAAAATGCAGTACCGCAATAAATAATTGGACCCACATCCCAGCACAATCTACACAGGGATCTGCAGACGCATCCGGGACCCCAGTAGACGAGCCCCCCATCGTCCCCGAAGGAGGCGGACAAGTTCCGACACCGTAAATTAAAATGGCAGATTTTATTAGTGACAAACCAGAAACTGTAATTGGGCTTTTTAGCAAAAGAGGCTATTATAAATACATAGCATTTAAAAGCCATGCACATGAAAATATAATTGATTTTAATAATGCTGAAAAATATCTATATGGGAGAGTTAATAGATTTTATGTTCCAATTGTGCCGCGATTTAGTCGCGACCCTAACACCCTCCATGGGTCTTTTCGACGCTTTGATCCTGGGCTATCACAAAAAAGTTTAAATTCGGCCCATTCATTTGTTGTTGACGCATTTGAAGATTTAGCACAGCAATTTAAAAAATCTTCATTTAGTGGAAAGATTGATACAGCGCATCCATTTTTAAGTAATTTGCAAATTTATAAAACATATGAAGATCCCTTTAAGCTTTATGATGATTACTTAAATGATTATTTCTTTTCTTTGGCGGCTGAGTTTAAAGCGGAACAAATTAAAGTAAAAAATTTTGATGATTTTACTCAACATTTAATACCGCTCTTAGAGAATTCACTATCCCAATATGCCTTTACAATGTCCGGATATATTAAAAGTCGCCATGCTCCTGTTACTTGTTCGGGCTTAGTAATTGAAATTGCAGATTTAAGCCCATCTAACGATGAGGAAAAAACAAAACAATTTTGGGAAAGCAAAAATTGGGATTTTTTTGTTAACGCCTGTAGTAATTATGGTTTCATGGTTGACCAGTTTATTCCGTGGCGCTTAGTAGCCGATATTGGGGGTCCGGTTATGACAGAATACGCTGCTAAATATGGCATGGGAACAACCGATGGAATATTAAACTATGCGTTCGAGACACCCCATGATGAAGGGTATGCTAGATTTAAATATATTTTATTACGCCTATATAATAGAATTAAGCTGGATAAATTTATACAAAGAGAAAACCGGGCCCTTACCGGGGGCCCACCCATTTGTGATATTGTAACAAAAATAGTATATCCAGAAACTTATACCAAAGAACAATTAGTTAAAAAGTATCCTGAAGAGTATTTTTTAAAGCTTTACTGCAAAATGAGATTTTTGGAAGAAGAAACTAATTTTAAAGAAGCTGAGCAAAATATTCTTATTGATGATTGCGTAGAGTTGGCAATTGGTTCTGGCATTAGTGAGGCACTTTTAGTTTTTGAAAGAATTTTAAATAAACCATTTGACTATCGCGGCTCGATGAGTTATATTAATAAACACATACAAGCGGTAGAGAATGATATTTCAAACGATTGACGATAAATCTGAATGCATTGGAACATACACTGAGGGAAAACTCCATTATGATAATTTTCCTCAAGATCTAACAAAAACATGGAAATATTCTGGCTCACTTGTTGACATGAATATTGAATATGCATGGCTACTATGCGAGGGCCGGGCCCTTAATCAAGTGTGCCCACCAGAACTCCAAGAAACATTAAAAAAGACACAGAAACGACTGCGTGCGTATATCAAGTCATTTCAAATAGCAAAGATTAACATGCGAGACCACTGTATTTTTGATCTTGTTCCTGAAGATTTTCTTAAGGAATTCTGCGAGATTAAAAATAAAATAACAGAACATGTTTTTGAGAATTACGAAAAGCCCGGATGTTATGAACACTTAAACAATATCCAAAAGCTCTTACACAAGATACGATATCAGAATCTTAATTTAAACAATGAAGAGTGCAAAAATTTGCATCTTTCATCCCGAAATTCAACCAGAGTAAAGACACTCCTAAAAGGGCCTCGATATATAGACTACAATCTCTTCGGAACGGTCACAGGACGCCTCACAACCTATTCAGAAAGCTTTCCCATACTAACGGTTCAAAAAGAATTTCGAAAGCTTTTAAAGCCCCATAATGAATGGTTTTTGTCTCTTGATTATAACGCTGCAGAAGTTCGAACCTTCATTGCATTAGCAGGCGAACAGCAGCCACAGGAAGACGTACATCAATGGCATATAAAGAATCTCATTGAGGGAGGGCTAACAAGAGAAGATGCAAAAACAAGATTTTTTGCATGGCTCTATAATCCCGAAGCAGCCGATGACGAATTTAATATTTATCACCGCGAAAAACTACTTGACAATTGGTATGATCAAGGTTATATTATAACAAAGTTTAAACGCAGAATACCAGTCTCCAAGAGAAAGGCGTTAAATTATTTAATTCAGAGCACAACTGCTGATTTAGTGATGGAGCGCGCCGATAGCTTGGACGCTTTTTTAGAAGATAAAAAGTCTTTTATATCTCATATTGTACATGACGAGATTGTTATTGATTTGGCAAATGACGAACGAAACTTAATCCCAGAAATTAAAGAGATATTTGCAAACAACAAACTAGATAAGTTTTTAGTTAATTTAACTTGCGGTAAAAATTATTACGATCTTAAAGAGTTAAAATTATGATTTCAGTAATCGGTATTGGTAATGCGGCGTCAGCCATGGCAGAAAAGTTTTCTAGCACAGAGAACTATGAAGTATATTTACTAAACAACAGAGTAACGAGAAATACGGCTTCTATGTTTAAGCTAGAAGGTTTCGAGAAACCAGAAGAATATGAAGATAATATTCCCGACTTAAGCAAATTTTTTGCGGACATCAGAGATAGAGTACAGGTTTTTGTGATGGGGTCTTCTAAAAGTTCTAATTATGTGCTTGGAATTTTAGAGCAAATTAAAAATAAAAATATAGATCTTTTTTATATAAGGCCCGACACAGATCTTTTAACAGGCACGCCTAGAACATTAGAAAAAATTACGTTTGGTGTTCTTCAAGAATATGCTAGATCAGGATTGTTCCGTTCTATTACTTTGATCTCGAATTTGCATCTTGAAAAAGTATTAGGCGAAGTGCCAATTAAGACATATTATGATGTGTTAAATAATTCTATTTTTTCAGCCATACACTATTTAAATTATTTTGAATTTTCGGACCCTGAAATTGGCCAAGTATCGAAACCAGCAGAAATTAATCGTATTAGAACCATTGGAATGCTTAATATAAAGAATCTCGAAGAAAAATGGCTTTTTGACCTTGACACCCCCAGAGAACTGTGTTATTATATATGTATAAATGAGAAAAAGTTAGCAACCGAAGGAGGGTTGCACAAGAAGCTTGTTGAGATGCTTAAGGAAAAGCCAAAAAATGCTTTTAGAAAAATTTCTTATGCTATCTACGAAACTGAACATGAAGATTTTGGGTTCTGCGTTGCCCACACAAACGTAGTACAAGAACAAAAAACACTTGACTCTTAAAGTTGGGTGTGTTATACTTTATTCACAAAAGGAGAAATTGAATAATGTCAATTGATATGGAGCTTATGCGCCGCAAGCTCGCAACTTTGCGCGGTGAAAACAAGGGTGATTCTAACTCTGTTTGGTTCA